GCGCAGGCAGGTCGACGGTGGAAAGCGCCTCCATAACGGAATTGTCCATTCGGGTGAACCCTCGGGACTTGTCAAATGAGACGATGTTTGTCATGATTTTTCTCGCTTACTGCTTTGCTGAAGAACCGCCATGCCCGGCGGTTTTTTTGTGTCTGAATTTCAGGAAACGACTTTCAGTCGGCCGGAGCTCATCAACTGCTCGGCTTTACGCCCCAATTCACCCGCCCGCGCCTCCACCTGCCTGCATTGCTTGGCGAAAGCCGGGAGGTGAGGAAGGTCCTGCTCGCACATCACCTGGTCGTCGAAGACTTCACTGCCGGTGTCGATGACATCGCCCAGTGCGCGGATCAACGCGCCGAAGCTTTTGTTCGCACACAGGTCGCTGTCCAGGTGACGAGCGCCGATCAGGCCGTGACGGCCTGCCAGCTCATTGATGCAGTGGTCTCGATACTCAGGAATGAGCGCATCCACCCAAGCCTCTTCCAGCCAAGAAGGCATCTCCTGATCACCAGAGAGCCAACGCTGCACGCGCTTCAACCAGCGACCGGTTGCCTTGATGAATTCACTGGCATCACTCGTCAGTTCTTCGCAATTGAAATTGGGAACATCTTTCTGCTCGGCCTTGCCGGGAAGTGAACGCCACAGCTCAACGCTCAGCGCTTGGGCGAAATCGTCCTGGCTCAGACTGGTGCGAGCGATCTGGTTTTGGGCGTGAGCGATCAGCACCTGATCACGGGTTTGCTCTGCATGTCTTGGACTGGACGTTTCCATGGGGCTCTCTCGTTCGTATTCTGGGTTCATGCCAATTCGCTACTACTGATCAAGGACGTATCCATGACCGACTCTTCCGAACTGCAAGGCGAGATAACCGCCCTCTGCTGCTTTGTGGGTGCCTTGGCATCCACCCTGCCCCTTTCTTCTCAAATGAGGCTCTGGCCTGCGTTCGAGCAGAAGGCCAGTCAGTTGCGTGATCAGTTGAGCGATGAAGCTCTGCGTGGCTTTGAGCAGGCGACGATCTCGCTCAGCTCTAAGCCGCCATCTCGGCCCATGGGAACGATGGGCAAAGGGTTTCTTTCTTGAACTCACCCTGGGTCAGCGCCTCTGCCCGCTTCGCAACAATCGGAGACATCCCGTGCTTGCCACGAACCCAGCCAGAGACGGTGCTTTGATCAACCTTGAGCTTTTCGGCGGTGGTTTCCTGCGTCCCGAAGAAGGTGACGAGGTCCTGGAAAATAGTGTTCATATCGCCCCTCCATACGGGAATACCCATATAGTAGATTATGGGAATACCGATTTGCAAGGATATGGGAGCACCCGTAATACTCGCCGGATGGAATTTAAAGACCGTTTAAAAGCTGCCCGTCGACACGCGAATCTGAATCAGGCTGAACTGGCTCAACGAGCCGGGATCACGCAGACGTCGATTTCCGATCTCGAACGGGGAAAATCCAAAGCCACTGCCCATGTCGCGAAAATCGCGAGCGTTTGTGGCGTCGATGCCCTTTGGCTTTCAGATGGCAAGGGTGAAATGGTTTGCCGCGTGACTTCACAAGGTGATGAGCCCGCGAACGTGGCCATGGCAGCCCAGCCCAACATGATGTTCCGGTATCCGGTCATTTCATGGGTCGCCGCCGGCGCTTGGGCCGAAGCAGTTGAGCCCTACCCGCCTGGCTTTTCTGATCGTTACGAAATGTCTGAGTACGACTCGAAGGGCCCTGCCTTTTGGCTTGAGGTCAAAGGAGACTCAATGACATCGCCGGTCGGTCAGAGCGTCCCTGAGGGCAGCCTGATCTTGGTGGACACTGAAGCCGATGCCTATTCCGGCAAGCTAGTCATTGCAAAACTGTCCAACAGCGACAAAGCCACGTTCAAGAAACTGGTAGATGACGGTGGACGTCGGTATCTCAAGCCGTTGAACTCCGCCTACCCTATGGAAGCGTGCGAGGACGATTGTCGCATCATTGGAGTAGTGGTCAGGGCTTTAATGAAGCTCTAGCCAAAATCCGAAAGCTTTTATCAAATTAGAGAAGGGAATTCTTTTGAAACATGCAATCGTTTTTTTGGGCTTAACAATGACCCTGACCGGATGCATTGCACCTCAACAACGAACACAACCGCAGCTCCAGATTCCAGCGAAACCAACGATTCGTGAATTTAAGCCTATAGTGTTTAAGCCTAGACCCGAGAAAAGTGCGGCTTGGAATTATCAAGCTCAACTGGATATTCCCGTATTTGAATGCCATCTTGAATCCAGTGGAGGAAATAGCCTATATCGTATGGGCATACGGTCAGCGCTAGAATCCTACGGAACTTCATTGAGTGCCTGCATGGCGAATGCTAGGAAGGTAGGCGATGATGCAGTGGCGAAATTTAAGGGCAGCAACCCTTCGCCAAAAATGCTGGATCTCGGCAAAGACCTTTATGCCAAGTGGTCGACCTATATCGGATCGATGAGTGTATATTCCGGTGAAAGTGATTCAGCCAAGCTGGCCTACAACGCTTCACGCCAAGCTTTATTGACTGAAGAGAAGTTTTCAAACTAAAACCTTTTAGCCTGCCTAATCCGCCATACAAGGCAAGTCGTGCCATAAAGTCATCGGCTTGAATGATTTGGCGGGTTTTAAATATTCAATGGATACTAAGAATGTTCAAATTTCCCCGCCTTATCGCATCTGCTGTGATGTTTACCGTAATCTCCGGGTGCGCGTCTTCCCCCAAGCAGGTAATTCGAATGGACTTTCCGGTCGTGGAATATTCCGCTCTCTCGCACGTTGGGAGCGGCACGGTGGAGGGGCAGGTTTTCATGAAGACTGTTGGCGGCGACGTAAAGTACGGGGCAGGATCAGAAGTAATCTTGAATCCGATCACTAGCTACTCGGAGCAGTGGTATGACGCGTCCTACAACCTGCATCGACCGATGAGCCCAGCTGACGCCCGCCAAGCTCAGTACCTAGTAACCATTCAGGCTGACGGATCTGGCAATTTCAAATTCAACAATGTTCCACCCGGCAGGTATTTCGTAACCTCCTCGGTTTTTTGGCAGATCCCCTCCCAATTTGGCCTTAGCCGGCAAGGGGGCATGATGACCAACCGAATCACAGTCACCAATGACCAAGTCACACGGACCATAGTCAGCCGCTGACCCGAAATGGCCCGCCGCTCGCGGGCTTTTTTGTGCCAATTTTTCGAAAGAGAACATTTGTACTCCAATGCTATTGCCATTCTAATGGATCCTTTCTACTGTATATGCATACAGCAGTAGAAATGGAGGTTCACAATGCTTCAGCAGCCCGAGTTCACCCAGATTAAGCCCCGCTCCTACGAGCAGATCGGCCACCGCGTTAAAGAGATCATCAGCGATCCCAATGTTCAGAAGGTTCAGTTCGTTACCGTCTCCAGGTTGCCCAACGAGGGCAGGTCCGACTGGTGGAGGCTAATGAATGAGATCGCCAGCACCCAAGGCATTCGGGTGCAGAGGGTCGATGAAGACTCCTTCAAAATAGGCTGGCGAGAATACTTCGAAGCCTAAATAGAGCCCGCCAAGTGCGGGCTTTTTACCGCCTGCCTATAAATTTATGGGAATACCCATTGACAGAAAATATGGGTACTCCTATATTTCACCCATCGCAGCGACACACCGCTCCGAACCGCTCTTTAACAACCAGCGCCATGAACGACTACCCGGCCAAACCGGTTAGGTCACTCCCGGCACCATCGGTGGGAGATCAGTAAACCGAAGGAAACAAACCGCTGCGCTTGTAAGGCGACCGGCGCCAGATGAAAGCCATTGAGGGGCTCAGTCTGGCGAGGTGATGACCGAACTGTGCGAATGACCCTGACGGGCGCAGTGAGTGATAAGACTGAACGATTCACTGAAGCACCTGGGCGACCGGGTGCTTTGGGAATCCACTGGAGGAATAAGGCATGAGCCTGAAAGATCAGGGCTACCGCTTCTGCGTCAGCCCGAACAAGCAAGACGCCAGATGGCTAGCGCCGAACATCTGGAAAGCGATGCACGCCGACTGGATCGACGTGACGGACTGGTCAAGCGAGAAGCTGGTCGCGTTCGTGACGCCCGAGCCGCAGCAGGAAGAGCTGTTCGCAGCGTAAAAGCAGTCGGCATTCGCAAGAGTGCCCATCGGAGATTGATCGAAGCGTGCCCAAGCGGGCTGCAGCGCTAGGATCGCAAAGCCCCGTGAAGTTCCTGAGCCGGTATGAGCAAGACGGCCAATACCAAAAACGCGGCGGGAAGCAAGCGGGCCAGCGCCCCGGTGCTTCGATCAATCTCCGATGCAGATGCAGGACCGGGCTGACGGGCAAGTGTAAGACCTGAGGGATCGCGGGAATCGTGGTCGATAGAGTGAGTAAGCGCCCAGATGGCCACGGCGAGTCCAAGAATAAGCGGCTGAAACCTTCGCCCCGGTGAAACTCCGGTGTCACTAAGGCCGCTAATAGTCATGCCGGGATCAGCTCCGGCCATCTGCACCCCATTCCAGAATCCAGAGCGGGGATCAAGCCGCCTCCGCCACGAGCGTCGGACAATACGGTCTTTGTGGTCACTCCAAAGCAGTGTTCGTTTCGTTCCGTGTGAGCGAAGGCCGCGCCACTGGGCCAAATCAACTGAGCAACGACGGGGTGAATCGCCGTGACAGCCGGAGAGACGGCACTTATTCAACAGGTAGCCACTGCCTTCCCAGTGAGCGAGCGATAGGAGACACCGCCATGAAGTAGATCAACGATCCACCTGTGTGGTGCCGTAAGCCTGAAGGCGGCGCCGAACACCTGGACAGGCAGCGGAAAGCAGGGCCGTCGATGTCACCGCGCATTGGCCGGAAGGTAGGCCCACCCTTCGCAGCACATCGGAACGGTGCCCGCACACGCGGAACCCCCTACCCCATAACGACCGCATCGACAGGTGCCCGCGTGCTTCACGGCACGGGCTTGGTCACCTGCGCGGGCATCTGATCGATGCGGTTGAACAGCGCCTGGGAGGCGACCATGAACTCATTCGCAAGAGCGCAAGCGCGCTGGGACAACATGCAGCCGGATGATGACTCCGGTCATGAAGAAGCGGCTCACCGCTGGATCGAAGACACAGCCGAGAACCTGATGCGCGGCTGTGACCTGGTGATTCGCCGTCGTCTCTGTTCCCCCATCGTCGTCGAGTACTCCACGTTCCTTTCCGACGTTCAGACTCATCTGAATCAGCGGCAGATCGACGATGAAGATCCTGATGACTTCTTCGCTCAGCTAGTCATCGCGGCTCTTGGTGGTGCACCGGCCAAGACGTTTGCCTTGGGCCTGCTCGGTCCGGGACAAACGCCTATGGGCACGCTGTTCGATATCGCCGTGGCGCTGGTCGAGCCGCACGCCGAAGCAGGCCTTGAGGCTGAAGCAGAGGATGCGGACCTATGAGCCCGCACATCCTGATCGACGTGGCACTTGAGGGCCTCGCCGACGATGACTGTCCGCCCGGTAACGAGGTTCTCGTCCAGAAGATCATCACTGGGATGCTGACCGACTGCCTCATCACCATCCCAGAATTCCACCACTACTGTGAGCGCCTAGTGAAGATTCTCCAGCGGTGCCGGAGGCTTGCGGCATGAGTACGCCAATCGTGAAATCCCTGATCGACGAGCAGATCGAGGATGCACAGCAGCGAGTTCAAGTGCGCGGCGTCATCCAGCTGCGCCGCGAAATGCTGGTGTCTGAGCTTGAGCATCCGATCAAGGCTGACTGGCTCAAACGTCGGCCCATGCCAAAGCCGCGGCCTTGCCCATGACGGCCGCCCAGCGCCGCCGGCGCATCGTCTTTTGGCGCGGATCTTTCCCGGTCCTCGCCGCCTTCACCATCCTGATGCTTTCGCTGTCACTCGCTGAGCGCGTCACGAGCTAACGTCTCGTTGCGAGCGCTCTCGACAATTCAAGGATCGTGTTTGTAGCGCTTTGAAAGCTGGTAAATCCAGGGTGTTGAACTTCGTAGATGTAACTGAAGCGTGCGGTCATCGCCCGATGAATTACCTTGGCACCCACCGCTGTCGCAAGATTGATTAGCACCTCTTCCAGAGTATCGCGCTGACTCAGGCCTGTATTTTTAGTTGTTGCTCCGTAATAGCCGGAACTCGGTTTCGGTGCCTCGACAATCTTCGCCTTAGCCATTGCCTGATTCTCTCTTTTCGATCCTAAAACTATCCCATACCCAAATTTCAACGTATAGCGCCCCGGCAGACGGATGGCGCGGGAGGCATTCGCATGTCTGATAAAAATCTCAGCATCTGGAGCCAGGTCGAGAAGACCGACACCAGGTACACGAAAGACGCCAAGGTTGGCGGTCAGCAGATCACCAGCCTCAACGGCACCGCGATGATCATGAAGGCCACCGAGGTCTTCGGCCCAGTGGGCATCGGATTCGGCTGGTCGATCACCGAAGAGCGCTTCGACAAAGGTGCCGAGATGTTTAGCGGTGAAGGCGACAAGCGCTTCAGCCTGGGCTTCGAGCTGAACCACACCGTCAAGATCCTGTTTTGGTTCAAGCACGGCGGCGAACGCGGCGAGCTGGAGCAATACGGCTGCACGCCCTACCTCTACAAATCGAAATTCGGGACCACCACTGACGGTGAGGCGCCGAAAAAGTCCCTCACAGACGCCATCAAAAAATCACTGTCGATGCTGGGCTTCAGCGCTGACGTGTTCCTCGGCATGTTCGATGACCGCGATTACGTACAGCAGTTGCAGGAGGAGCAAGCAATCGAACAGGCGGTCGACAAGGAAGCCGAAATTGCTCGCCAGCAGGAAGAACGGCTGACGTTCATCAAGAACACCATAGAGACCATGCAGGGCGCAAAAACTCCGCACGAACTCAAGTCCATTCACGACCACGCTGTTCGTCAACTTAAGGCGCGCAAGGATGAGAAAGGCATGGCCCGCATATCGCTTGAATGGAACCGTCTTTCGAATCCCAAACAGGAGACCGCCGCATGACGCAGCTATACGCACTCACCGGCCAGCTGGCCGAACTTCAGGCCATGGCCGACACCGACGACGAGGGCCTGAAAGAGGCCCTGCAGCATGCTATGGATGAGATCCAGGGCGACTTCAACGTAAAGGCTGACAACATCGTCATGCTGCGCCGGAACATCGAGAGCGATGTCACCGCTATCGACGCTGAGATCGAGCGCCTCGCTGAGCTCAAGCGCATCAAGTCGAACAGCGTTTCGCAGATCACCGACTACCTGCGCCGCAATATGCAGGCCGCCAACATCACGTCGATTAAGCGTCCGCTGTTCACCATCACCCTGGCCCAAGGCAAAGAGAAGGTCATCGTAGACAACGAAGACGCCGTGCCTGACGAGCTGACAGCGGTGAAGACCAGCATCGCGCCGGACAAAAACGCAATCGCCGCCAAGCTCAAGGAAATTCGCGAGCACAACGAAGCCGTGCGTAAGCGCATGGCGGCTGGCGAAGACGCCGAAGCAGAACTGATCGAAGAACCGTCGTGGGCTCACCTTGAGCGCGGCGAAAGCTCAATCCGTATCAAGTGAGGTCGCCATGGCAGTTTCTCTCGAACTCAGCAGTATCCAACACAACCGTGGCGAGTCCTCCCGTCTCGCTCAGGCGATGGCCGAATACGAAAGCCGCGGCGGTCGTGTTCTACAAGGCACTAGCTTCACCGGCACTCCCATCCCGCCCAAGCGCCGGGACTGGGTAGACCCTGAAACGGTGCTCAAACGGAAGACGCGGAATATCTCGCCTGCCGGCCGCAAGCAGCTGCGCAAGATGGCGGAGGCGCTGTGAAACGCAAAGCCCACAACCTGCGCGCTCGAATCGAGCGCTCTTGCCGGGCCATTCTCAGCACCAACCACGTCTGCGTGGTGAACATCGATCCCAGCGGCAGGCAGTGGATGTTCAACTGGAAGAATTGCCGCGTGATCCGCAGTCGCCAGATCGTCGACGCCATCTTCGACGTGTCGCACCGATGGACGATCTACATCAGCTGCATGTGCGTCAGGCAGGACGGCAGCGAGTACCTGAAATCGGTCGAGATTGCGCCGATAGGCATGTACCTCGCCAGCCAGATCACCGAAGCGATCGAGCACCACTACACCGAGTTGCGCGACAGCTGTAACGCGAAGCACCTGGTGGCGTACGGCTGGATAGCGATTCCCTCTGAGGTCTCGCTGGACGAAGAGCAGGCCGCCAAGATCTTCACCGCTGCTGGTGCCTGGAACCAGGTGAAGGCAGCATGAAGCGCATCAGCAGACTCGTCGCCCAGCGCAGACGGCAGGAACACATTCACCTTCCGCCCAGCGGATTGACGGAGGCGGGTTATGCCAATGGACACAAAGGATCGATCAGCGAAGACGGCGAAAGGCCGGGCCGCTCGCGGGGAAGAGGAATTGAGGCTCTGGTGCAGGCCAGGCACGCGCCAAATGATTAAGGATCTGATGGAATGGGCCAGCGACAAGCAGCAGGCATCGGTGATGACCGGGGCGCTGCGTCATCTCCATTCTTTAGGGCCTGAAGCGGCCCGGGAAGCGTTGAGTCCGCGCCACGATTTGGTGATTAAAGAATCGTGGCGCGAGGCGTTTGTGAATGAGTCGCGGCGAGAGCTAATGCGCGATCCAGGCGATGAAGTAATAACCCCGATCACTCTGCCTTAAGGGTAAGGGTCACCGATGCAGGTACTCCATCAGGTGTAGGGTCGGCCATCGAGGTAAGAACGTAACCTTGTAAATTGCCTCCGGCAGACATGGTTGCATCAAATCTCCCTTCCTCTAGCTCTTCACCGCCATGGCTGTAGGTTCCCTCTACCAAAGTCACTTTAAAGACGTCGAGCTCGGATGTTTCCTCAAAGTACAGATCAGCCGAGACCTTCTTTCGGTCATATATAGCCATCGAAGAACCTTCACCTACGACGAGATGCTCAACCTTTCGTTTTCCCAATTCCACTCTCCTTGACCCGGCCCCATGCCGGAAGCATTTGATACCCCATCCATATACAAATTGCCACCATCAACCCATAAGCAACGCGTGCCTACATCCTCGCAGACATGCAGGAGCTGTATCAGACGATGGTGCTGTATCTGGTTGATGTTCCAGCCGATGAGGCAAAGCGTATTTTGACGCCAGCGCCGTCAGGTTTCGTGGTCACCCGTAAACTCGCGCGTCAGTTCGAAGGATGCTGGGCTCGCCGAACATATCCAAGAGGATGAAGACGCCATAATCTGACTCGGATTCAGCGCTGCAATGCAATGGACAACAGAGATGCGGCGAACTCGACAAAGAACGCCACGGTCAGTCCCTGCTCAAAACACCATGCCTTCAAGCGGGATTTCTCTAAAGGCTCCACGGAGCGCGCGGCTCGTAATTGGACCAAGGCTTCATCCAAGAATTCTTTTGGAGGAGTCAGCTCAAACTTCAGCAACACCTCTGCAAGAGCGACAGAAGTCCTAGGGTCGAGGTGCACCAAATCTTCGATATGTCCGTTGCTCTGATTTTGTAAATCAACTGCAACGTCCGCAATTATCCTAGCTTTGCCAACAGTAAAAGTGCTGTTGTTCGACTTTATACCCGTACCCATCGTTATTTTCCCATGGCATTTTTTAAACTTTAATCCTGACCCGCACTGGCACGGAGCATTTCTACCAAGCTTTGGTCCGTCGCGGCGAGACTGGATGGGTTTAAGACTAGCGTTAATGCCGTCGAGCACGGCGTTTTGCGTGTCGATGATGGAGACAGCGATGTCAATGGCACCAGAAACAGTGAGGTTTGTAACAACGGCGCCGTCACCTCCTACAAATCTCGCACCAATAGGCATTTGAGTCTCTCACAGCTGATTTCGTTAACCACGTATAGCCCACCACCAAACTATTCGCCACCGAACTTTCGGAGGCTTCTAGCTGCTAATTCTTGCGCGCAGCCCTTAGGAATGCTCGGACCCAAAGCGATGCAGATCCAATGATCAGCGGAGGCCATACCATCCATGCGGCCTCATCTGCATCGAACAAGTCGTCCAGATCCCAATGACTGTTCAAGCCAGATAGTAGGATCAGAGCACCCAAAGGCAGAGCGATGTATCCAATAACCGCCAAAGTTTTTTCGATTAATGCCTGCTGTGCAGCGTTCATCCCTGTCCCTTTGATTGATTTTTACAAGCTGAGCATATCTGAATGGTAGATTTCAGGCCTGATCACTCCACCGCCAGCGCATCAGCCGCCACCTCAATAGCAATGACAGCCTGAGCGACATCCTCTGACATGTATGCGATGTCGTTGAGCATCGATTCGACGGCGGCCTCTGTGAGCGCGTCAAGATCAAGGCCCTGGTCCACCGCTGCAATCAACACCGCCTTCAGCGCCATCCGCAACATCTTTTCCCTGTCTTCGCTCATGACCTTGCCATCAACCACTCACATCGGAGTGTCGATTAGCAACATTAATATTAGTCGATGATAGGTGACTGCATCTGGCAGGCAGCGTCTGGAGCGCGCATGTGAAGTACGGCTTCCTCCAGTTGAGCGGCCGCTTCATCATTCGCTTTTTGGGTAATATCCGCTGCTGCCGCTTCGCTGTTTGGTATGGGATTTCCGTGTTCGTCTACTACTCCACTGGCCTCAGGAAGAGGCTGACGCTCGAGTAAACAGGACCAGTGCGTCAAGATTTCTTTCAGGTAGTCAAGTGCTGGCAAAGATCTAGCGTCAGCTGTGATAGCGACCTTGTTCTCCCCGGACCCCATAGTCATTCCAAAAGCACGAGCGTTTCTCATATCGCTGTCTTTTCTGGAAAGTAGATACAAAGTTACGCCCGAGATAAAAAAAACTAGAGACCCAGTTGCGGCTAGGAGATACGATTTATCTTGAAGTTCTAGCCAGACACAAACCAAAAACAGGACTGCAGAAATAACGATTAGCAAAAACGGTATTACTTGCCCCCCAACTGGTCTCATAGAGACTTTAGCTTCCGCCTTGACTTTCATCTCATCCACCTATGGTTACAGTGCCATCTGGATTTTGAGTAGCGCAGAAGGGCTGGGGCATGTCTAATCCAGCTTGGTGATTGAAGAGCCGGATAACATTGATGGTCGATGTCCCCCACTGAATGTAATTTGTTTCGGACAGGTGGCAATTTTTTAAGGTAAAAAACTGAGAATTCACTATAAGCGTGCAGTTATCAAACCTACATGATTCGAAGCTCCAACCATCGATTTTCAACGTCTTATTGTTATACCAAAGATTTTTAACTATAGGTTGAGGCGGAGGAGGTGGCGGTGTTCGCGTGCGTAGAGCATCGGCAAGAGATGGTGACGGTGTCAGCCCATTATTTTCTTCAGTCATTTCGACAACCTTATCGATTACAAAAATACAGATCAGTGCCAGCCAAGCTTAGGTCGACCCGCAAAACACTTTAATACCCCACTTTCACGAATCACGCCACTGGCGAGGATCAGCATGACTACAGCTATCGATTTGTTCGCCGGTCTCGGCGGATGGTCTACCGGCGCCCGCGACGCGGGTGTAGAAGTACTCTGGGCTGCCAACCACTGGCCGGTCGCTGTCGAGTGGCACAGCGCCAATCACCCGGACACCCAGCACATCTGCCAAGACCTGCACCAGGCAGATTGGACCAAGGTTCCGAGCCACGACATCTTGCTGGCCTCGCCGTGCTGCCAGGGCCACTCCAAAGCGCGCGGCAAGTCGTCCGGAAATCCGCAGCACGACTCAAGCCGGTCCACAGCCTGGGCAGTTGTCTCGGCGCTGGAGTTTCACCGACCTGAAGCGGCCATCGTCGAGAACGTTCCTGAGTTCGTGGACTGGGCGCTGTATCCGGCATGGTTGTCGGCTATGCGCTCGTTGGGATATCAGGTCGCGCCGCACATCGTCGATTGCGCGGATCTGGGCGTACCTCAGAACCGGGTCCGCATGTTCCTGGTCTGCACCCCAAGCGCGGCGCCCCTCATGCTGGACCTCCGGCCGGAGCGTCATACGGCGGCGAGCTCGTTCATAGATCTTGATGCCGGCCGGTGGGCTGATATCGAACGTCCAGGGCGAGCCGCCGCAACGCTGGAACGGGTCAAGGCAGGTCGCGCGGCATACGGCGATCAGTTCCTGTTCAGCTACTACGGCAACACCCGCAGCGGCCGCGCCCTCACCCGCCCGATCGGCACCATCACAACCCGGGATCGCTGGGCAATCGTGAACGGCGACAAGATGCGGATGCTTACAGCGAACGAGAACCTGCTGGCCATGTCCTTCCCCGCCAATACCAAGCGCCCGGACAGCCACCGCCTGACGGTGCATATGGCTGGCAACGCCGTTCCCCCGCTCGCAGGTCAGCGCGTGATCGAAGCGCTGATGGCCGCAGCCTGATCACACCAGCGCATCAGCCGCCTTCACCACCGCCGAAATCAAGCGCATCAGACGCAACCTCGATCTCTCGGATAGCGGCAACAACAGACCGCGATACGCTCTTAGGCAGAAACGTCAGCGACCCAATTGCCTGCTCGCAAAGCTCATCGACATCAACGTGAAGCTCGCGCGCTGCGTTCAGTACAGCTTCAAGCGCGATAGATAGCGCCAATTCCCGGTTCACGCTCATGACCTTCTCCCTTCCTGTGGAGGGGTAAGCGTAGGCCATTCCAGAATTTGAATCACGCCACTGGCGAGGATCCCGCATGTCTGCACATCAGAAGAAACACCCTTTTGATTTCAAAACGCAATACGGCCTTGGCTTCGACCCGCAAGACGATGAAATCGTCGTGGACTTCTTCTGCGGCGGTGGCGGCGCCGGGACCGGTCTGGAAATGGGCTTAGGCCGTAAGGTAAGCGTGGCGAAGAACCACAGCCCCAAAGCGATCAGCATGCACACCGTCAATCACCCAGGCGCGACGCACTTCACCACCGACGTGTTCGAGGGTGATCCGGATACTGAGTGCGGCGGTAAAGCGGTTGGCTGGTTCCACATGTCGCCCGACTGCACGCATCACAGCCAGGCGGCCGGCGGTCAGCCGCGCAAGCGCGAGATCCGAAACCTGTCGTGGATTGGCCTGAAGTGGGCGGGCAAGAAAAAGCCGCGCGTCATCAGCCTGGAGAACGTGAAGCAGATCCTGCAGTGGGGTCCGCTGATCGCCAAGCGCGACAAGGATAGCGGCCGGGCTATCAAGCTGGTGACAGTGCTGAACGCCAAAGGGAAGGAAGTCATCGAGAAGGTTGTCGCAGCACCTGGCGAGGTTGTCCCGGTAGGACAGCAGTTTTTGGTTCCTGACCCGAAGCGTCGCGGTACTACCTGGCGCCGGTTCGTACATCTGCTGGAAGGGATGGGATACGCGGTGGAGTGGCGCGTGATCAAGGCATGCGACTTCGGCGCACCGACTAGCCGCGAGCGTCTATTCATGATTGCCCGCTGCGACGGTCAGCCGATTGTGTGGCCAGAGCCGACACACGCCAAGAAGCCCGCGAAAGGCCAGCAGAAATACCGCACCGCTGCCGAGTGCATCGACTTCAGCGACCTGGGCAAAAGCATTTTCGGCCGGAAGGATGAACTGGCGGACGCCACCAAGCGACGCATCGCCAAAGGCATGAAGAAGTTCGTTATCGACAACCCTACCCCGTTCATCGTGCCGATCGCGAACTGGTCGACCGAGGCGGTGCAATCGATGAATGAGCCGCTGCGCACAGTGACGTCCTACCCGAAAGGCGGTTCTTTCTCTGTCGTCAGCCCAGTGATCGCGCCAGCAACGCACCAGGGCAGCGACCGCATCAACGATCCACTCGAACCTCTGCCGACCGTGACCTGCGCTAACCGGGGCGAACTGACATTGATCAGCCCTACCCTCGTGCAAACGGGTTACGGTGAACGTGAAGGCCAGCAGCCGCGTACGCAGGATATGGATCAGCCTCTCGGCACGGTTGTCGCTGGCGGCGTGAAGCACGCGATTGCCGCTGCGCATTTGGTCAAGTTCCGGTTCGACGATGAAGGCAAGGCGCTGGACGGACCTCTTCCGACCATCACCAGCGGAGGCAACTACCAGCGCCCTGCCGGCGCCGCACACGCAATGGGCATCGCCACCGCGTTCATGGCCCAGATGAATGGCGGCTTCAACACCACCGACGCCAAAAGCCTCAACGACCCAATGACTACGGTGACGAACACCGGCAGTCAGCAGCAGTTGGTGACGGCGAGTCTCCTGCACCTGCGCGGCAACTGTGACGCCCGGGCGGCGGATGAGCCCCTGCACACCGTAAGTGCTGGCGGCACCCATCACGGCCTGATGACTGCTTTCATGGAGCGTCAGTTCGGCGCCAGCATTGGCCAGTCACTGACCGACCCATCGCCGACGATCACTGCCGGTGGTGGCGGAAAGAGTTCACTGGTGAGCTTTGAGCTTTCGCCAGAGCATGAGGAAGGCGCCCTGCGGGTTGCTGCGTTCCTGATCAGCTACTACGGCACAGAGAACATGAGCACCTGCGATCAGCCGGCGCCAACGATCACGACCAAGGATCGGCTGGGCCTGGTAACCGTCATGGTAAAGGGCACGCCCTATGTGATCGTCGATATCCGGCTGCGGATGCTGCAACCGGCCGAGCTGTACCGAGCGCAGGGCTTCCCGCCGGACTACATCATCACGCACGGCGCCGACGGCAAGCCGTTCACGAAGACCGAGCAGGTCCACATGTGCGGCAACAGCGTAAGCCCGCCGCCGATGGCCGCCCTCGCCCGCGCCAACGACCCATGGCGCGCAACTCAACGCCAGGCCGTCGCCGCCTGACCAACCCCAAAGTAACCTCCAGAGGTTACATCTCGAAAAGTAACCCAAATGGGTTACAGGGAATCAATTCATGCGCATATATCTCAGCGGGCCGATGAAGGGCCTGCCCGATTACAACT